TAGGAACATTCTGTAAGAAATATGGTTGCAATCCTAGCAGTATTGAAGGACAGACTCGTTATATGATAAACGAAGATCAGTTCCAAAAACTTCTTCCTGAGTTTGAGGGACGTGGATTTACTGTTTCACAATACATGGTTCCCTCTTATTATTGGTTAGGATGGGGCATCAAAGGATATCGTGAACAATACGCTTATAACTATACTAAACGACTTGTGTGGTCATGATTAAAAAAGTAATTAAAAAAGGAATTAAATACGTCAAGAAAGTGTTTATTCCTAAAAGCGAGTTTATTGAAGAAACTCCTGAAAAACCTGAAAAGAAACAATCGACTTATACAGGAGTGGTTGCCCCTGTCACTACTCCTTTTGATTCTTGGTTTTCTAAGCCTGTAAAGAGTGAAAAGGTTGTTGCTTATGAGAAACACGTTGCTCAAAAAATTGAAGAGCAAAAGATTATTGAAGCAGCACAACCTAAGAAAGAACCAGAAGATATTCATCAACAGATGTATGAGCGTGTCACTAAGTATTGGGGTACTTGGAAGGAAGAACTTCCTGGTGGTTCTGAAAACTTCCAGTCTGGTCCTGGTGCTTGGAACTCTGGTACTGGTATGGGACAATTCAAATAATGGACTATACTGGAGAACAAATGAGACTTCGTGAGCAGTCTATTGAAATTCTCTTCAAATCATTTGGATATGCCAATGATAATAAGTCAATTTATGAGTGTGCTGATGAGTGGATTGCTAAGGGAAATGTAACCACTGCTGGACTGGTTAAATACTATAAAGCATATTACACATCATGAAAAAACTTCTGTTTGGTTTACTGAGTTCATGTCTTCTTACTGCTCCTGCTATGGCAGAGGGTAAGATTACAAAAGGATTCTATACCATGGATGCATTGGGTTGTATGATCACTCAAGAATGCACCAAGGATGTCCGACGAATCAAGAGTATCAACGATATTCGTAAAGAGTTTCCTAATTCTGATTTTGATATTATTGCTGACGAGTTTGATTCGATGCTGGTATCCCTTGATAAGATCGGAGTTATGGTTTTTCTAGGTCATGAAAAGTATTTTCCCCCTGGTCACCGTGGTGTTTACCATACCGTATCTAATAACTTTTATTTGAATGATGCTTTTATGCATCGTCCTGGTGTTCTTATGTCTGTGATGCGTCACGAAGGTTGGCACGCTGCACAGGATTGTATGGCTGGTACTATCAAGAACTCTATGATTGCTATTATCAAACCAGAAGAAGAAGTTCCTGATCTCTGGCGTGAGATGGCTGAACGTACCTATCCAGCGTCTGCTGTTCCCTGGGAAGCAGAAGCAGGTTGGGCAGGTAGAACAGAAGGTATGACCGCAAAAGCATTGACTGCCTGTGCCGAAGGTAAGATGTGGGAAGTATATCAACCTACACCACTAACTGAGAAGTGGTTGCGGGAAGAAGGATTTATGGACTAAATACAAGAGCCTTGCTCTTGTTAAATGCCAGAAGAAGTAAAAGAATCGAAAGAACAAGAAAAGAAAAAAGGATTTTTTGGTAAAGTAAAAGAAGCTGCTACTGACCATGAAAGTCAGTTAGAAGCAATTAGCACTATGGTCAGACTTGGTATTCTTGTTTGGTCTGGTGGTATTTTGACTCTTGCTTATATCAAACTTCCCGCTGCTTTTGGTATTCCAGAGCAAAAACTTGATCCCACTTTTATCGCATCAGTCTTCACTGGAGTTTTAGCTACATTTGGAGTTCAGACTGCAAAGAAATCTGGTGATGGTACAATGAAGATGGGTGCTGCTGGTGGTGTATCCAAAGCAGACTTAGAAAAACTCATTGCTGCTGCCGCACAAACCGCACCTGCTCAAACTATTCGTATTGAGCAAGCACCAATTCAAATTGCAACTCCTCCTGCTCCTAAGAAAGACGGAGAACCCCCTGTAATGCCTACGGTATAGTAAAATGCTACTCTTAACCATGTTTATTGTTGGACATATGGAAATCGGTGAGGGTATGTGCCGAACCGATCTAATGATGATTGATAAACCACTTGCAATTGAATATCCATGTGAGTATTATTCCGAACTACGGGATTTGGATAAGAGACTTAAGGAATGGTAAAATGAAATTCAATGCTACACCACCAAAATTATCTTTTAGATGGACCGCACTATCTGTGGGGGTTTTGTTTGGTGTAGCACACTTGGGAGTTCTCGGACACCTAATAAGAAAAGATCAATTACCTATTATCAATTTACCTGTTGGTGATTATACTGCTTATCAGGTAGAGGCATCGAAGCACGGATACAGTATTCAGTATCGTTCTAATGCTCCTACTGTGATGGGTAAAGATAAGGTTGTTGTCAAAAAGAATGGTTTCTTTGGTATCGGTGGAAACACTCAAATCATTCAACAAGAACAGTACACTATGGATGGAGCAACTCATCTCCAAGGAGGTGCTGAGGGAAAGTTGACTGCTCAAAACCTAGAATGCATCAAGGCGGAAGGTGGTGGAGAATCAACGGGAAGAATAGTCGGTGCTAGTGTGGGTGCCGCTGCTGCTCCTTGGTTCACTAGCATTCCTTATATTGGATGGGTTGCTGCTGGATGGGTAGCAATGTTTGGTCAAGAAAAGGGTGCTGAAATTGGAGGAGAAATTGCTACTGCGGTGAAGGATTGTGAATGATATAAATGATCCTGTTTGGTCTGTAATCATACTTTTGTGCTGCGGACTCGCATTTACACTGTATTGTGTCATATATATCTTACGCCTAGCATTTCAGGAACTAGAAGAAAATGTCCAAACGACTCAAAGCGAAGAAGAAGGGCAAACAGTCCAAACAGTTCCAGGGGAATGCGACGGCGAGGAAGGCGAAGAATGGGGGTAAAAAATAATGTCCGAAATACAAATTAAAGACGCGGAACAGGATCAGAAGATAGCACTTCTGGAACACCGCATTGAAGAAAATGAAAAACTAACTGAGGAACTTCGTAATCGTATTCGTAAGAATGAAAAGTGGATTACAGGTGCTGGTGCAGTCATTACCGCCCTTATTACTATCATCGGTTTAGCAGATGCATTAGATGCAAAGGAGGTCAATTATGGGAGCAATGGTTCCACCCAGCAGGAAGTCCTGCTACAACTTCAGGGTAGTTGAAATAAATAGAGTTGTAGATGGCGATACAATCGATGTCACTATTGACTTGGGTTTCGATCTTTATAAGAAAGAAAGGGTCAGAGTTGCAGGAGTCGATACGCCAGAGAAACGAACACGCGATCTCGAAGAGAAGGCACTTGGTTACGACGCAACCAACTGGCTCAAAGACAAACTCGATGGTGCTATCTCTGGTGATGATGATCTCATTATTAGGACTGAGCTTGATGGGGGTGTTGGTAAATACGGTAGACTCTTGGGATGGCTTTACATTGGAGATGAAGAAGTCTCTCTCAACGAACTGATGATTGAAGCGGGATATGCTTGGGCATATGATGGTGGAACCAAACAAAAGAACTTCGAAGAACTACGGGAGATCCGTAGAGCACACGGTACATTAGTGGAGTAATTCAATGCAAAAATTAGTAAATGCAGTAGCACTTTTATCTGGTTTAGTATCACTCAGCGTTGTTGCTGGTGGTGCCTATCTTTATCTTAATAAGGATGCGATTATTGAAAGTGCTAAAGAACAAGCGATTAAACAAGTCACAGAAACCGTAGCAGGAGCACTTCCTGGTATGATTCAAGGTGCTATGCCTAAGATGCCTAGTGCCACTGGTGGTATTATCGACACAAAACCTGCTATTCCTGGGTTATAAGACTATACATAGTATAGAATTAAGGTTTTATTATGGCTACTACAACGAGAAGAAAAAACAGAGATGCTGAGAAAACATTTTTTCTCTATGTCTTTTTCTACCATCTCTACTCATCAATATTGAAATTCTTTACTGATGATTGATGCCTGAAATTAGAGAAATCCAAATTAGGAATTTAGATATACCATTTATTCCTGATTGGTTGATGAGATATCCAGAAGCAATCCCACCTGTTGTCCCAGTCACTCAAAATATTGGGACACCAATTGTTGACCTTCCAGGATGTGTTGAATCACATCCTGATGCTGGAAAGAATAAAACACTGGCTCAGGATGATCCAGATGGTGTTATGACATATTGTGATGGAACAATACCATCATATAATCCAATAGATTATTCGCCAGAGGATATGACTATTGAAAGGTCTGTTCCTCTACCAAAGGTAGAAGCACCAGAAACACCAGAACTACCAAAGACACCAGAAATACCAAAACAAGAAAACACAACCGCAAATATTGGTTGTCCAACAGCATCGCAACAAGCAAAAGAACCTGTTGGAACACTGATTGAAGGATATAGAAAAAAGGTAACTGGATATCAACTCATAGGAAATGAGTGTATTCAAATTACGGAAAAAGTTCCCTTACCCACTCAGATCATTGCTGGACTTCCTAGTCCTGGTGCAGTAATGACAACTGGTGGTATTGCCGTGGTTGCAACAGCATCAGCATTGATGGCAAAACCACTTGCTGATTTATTGTTGAAAGCAGTAAAACCAACTGTGAAGAAGGTGATGAAAAAGATTGCTGCTATCAGGGGGAAGGAAGAGGTGTTCTTATCTGTAGCGGAGCGCCGAGCGGAGCAGAGGGAGAGGAATCAGGCGATAAAGGCTTTGCGTTCGGCACTGAAACCGAAGGGATAGAATGGTTGTGTGGTGGTATAACTCCACCAGGATTAGTTACAACTACATCTGCACATACCTTATAATATGGAGACTTGGGGTGGAAATAAATTCCCTGCTTCTTCAACTCGCCACAATTCTTCAATCTAGCGATTTCAAAGTCTAAACGCTTATTGGCGGTCAGTTGCTGCTGTAAGGCGATTTGAGTTGCTGCTGCTTCCTTACACTGGTCTTGGAGTTTCTTGTCTTGTGGGATGCTCCACGTCGCACTGACACCTAGTGAGATATTAAAGTTATCTTTTTGCCCTGTTCTTGTGGGCACATGATATAAAATGCCACCGGGATTATCCAGAGACCCGTCATCATCCAAATCTCTCATATCATATACTGGATCATTATAATAAGGTTCATATGGTTTCTGCATAGAACCAGCAGCAGTAGCAAAAGGTGTTATGTTTAGTGTTGGTCCTTGACATTGGATTCCGCCACCATAGGTGTTTGTAATGTAAGGACCTTGTAAAACCTGAATAGCTTGGTTAGTTACCGAGCCTGAACTATTAGCCACTGGAGCAGCAGTCGCACTTACACCACCAACTTCAGCATTTGCAGGTAAAGCAAAAAGTAATGCAACTACTGAGTAAAGATACTTGTAGTGTCGGTTACACTTTGAATTTCCGTCGTTCTTTGAATAATCGTTTGATTGCTTAAACCAGGACCTTGATAGGTTTCTGTAAATTGAAACGCTGCTCCTGGTGTTGTTTGTGTAAATGTCGGTCTGCTTGTTACGCCAGTCCATGATGAAGTCACTCCTTCGATTGTTACATTATTAGCACCTGTTCCTGGTGAAAGGTTTCCTGATGCTGTTACTCCACTCCCTGTTACTGTATATTGATATCCAGTGTTATAGTCGATCGAATTTATAGTCTCCGTAACCGTACTTGTTGTTTCGGTATGGGAGGTCATCGAGCCCTGTGTAAAATTTGGTACTACAGGAACTGCCCGTGAAATCGACGGGACAAGCGCATAGAACAAGCCCACACTTAGGGCACCGATGATACTCCTCTTCATTACCAGACTCCATTATTACTTGACAGTAATTTCCGTTACAAATTGTCCGGTAGCACTTGTGCCAGCTCCACCTGCTGTCAGAGTCATTGCTCCTGCCGACGTAATCGTACCAGCAAGAGTGCCAGCAGAGCCAGAAGCAGTAGAAGTTTGATTAGAGAGAGCACTTACAGCACCTACAGTTGGAGCAGTTGTTACTAAAGCGTCACCAGCAGTGAATGAGTTTGAGAAGGTGAATGAAGCACCATCAGTCGTTTGATATGATGTTGGGATAGAACCAGGAGCAACTCCGCTAGAAAGAGTTCCAAGACCACCAACATTAAGATCAGCAGATCCTTTTGATCCACCACCAACATCGAGAGTTACTCCATTACCAGATACGGAGTAAGAATTACCAACTCTTTGAACATTGGTTGCTGCAGCATCAACAGTCAGTTGAACTGATGATGAAAGTTTATGAGTAAGATCAGCGTGTGCGGGCGCTGCCATCAAAATCATACCGAGAGCAATCAATGACTTTTTCATTTCTTGATTTTCAGGTTTATCTTTTTTTATTTAGTGGTTTCATTTTTATAAATAATGAGAACATAATTAAATGTAATGAACGATCAACAACAACATCTTACACAACTGGTTGAGCAAAGAAATGCTCTTGCTTCTGACTTGGAAAAACTTGGAACGCAATCCACAAGAACCAGAGAAATTCTTTTGAAAACACAAGGTGCCATTGAGTATCTGGAAGCAGTAGGAGTCACACTTCCAGAACCAGAGGTCACCGAAGAAGCAGAAGCAGAAGAAGAGACCGCAGAAGAAGGTTGACGCTCTGACCAAAAGGCACTATAATATCTGAGTTGAGAGGGAAAGGCACTGTCGCTCCTCTCAACTCAATGGGCACGTAGCATAATGGATAATGCCCCCGCCTTCTAAGCGGTAGATTGCTGGTTCGACCCCAGCCGTGCCTGTTGTCTTTCTTTCACTATGGACCCAATCAATCCAATAAAAGTTTTAATACTTATTGGAGAACTTGAAGGGTGTTATGCCCATACCAAGAAGTTGGGTTTTGAAGAGGACAATAAAATCCTTGCTGAGATGAAGCAGAGGTATTATAAACTCTACTTCAAACTCTGTAAGGAACAGGGTATTAAACCCCTGTAATCCTCAGTGGCGCAGCGGTAGCGCAGTTGACTGTTAATCAATGGGTCGCAAGTTCGA